GCAAATGCAGTTGAGAGTGCAATACCTGATGTACATACAAGAGGTGTTAATGGTACGTTGTTATCAATAGCACGTATACCTTTTGCAATAAAACACCAATAAAATGTTGATTTAGTGCTTATACCCCCCGTCTGCTGATAACCTATTAATCGGATGAAATTAGAATAATCTGATATAGCTTTAAAGCTAAAAATATATACATCATCACATGGGGATGTTACAAAACTATTTTTATATCCGTACAATTTGTTTCTAGTTGTATCATCACCTAAAGCCGGATACATAAAGTTTGGATCGTCAAATTTTACTTTACATACACAAGTATAGATTTCACCTTTAGTCAATTTTTCATTTAGATATAATCTTGCTATATCATTGCTGTTATTGATTTTACTATCATTATTAGACGCAATAACATCTATAACATTATTCATGCTCATAGGAAATCGGATAGCTAGAACGCACTGATTAAAATAATCGTTATCGTACCAACCAACCTAGCACCCTCATCATCACGCACTTCGAATACACTATATACATTGTCTGTACGTTCGCCAGAATATACCGCTGTATGTTCAATTCTCAAGAATCTTTTTTCGTCTGTAGTTGAGCCTAAATCATAGCATAAAATATCACCTGCCATACAGTCCGATATGCTTTTAGGTACAAAAGCGAATCCCTTACTTATAGCATAAGGTGCTAACTGATGTGACCACCACTCGTTATCCGGGTTAGCCATTTTTTCAAGCAGATAATTGTCATGATAAAACCCGTCAATATACTTGTTGTATGTTGTGCTAAATTTAGAATTTTGATATTTCAGACCAAAAGCTACAGCGCAAGCAAATTGTGAGCATGTCATACCCCAGCTACCATCCTCATTTCTAAGCGGTGTCCCAAAAATGCTAGAATGAGTGTGTAAATATTTGATGTTCTGGCCTACATAACTGTAGGCAACATCCCATATACCTCTAGGTACCCCTGACGGTATTGAGCTGATCGCTGTAGGTATTTTTGGTATTAATGCCCGATAATCAGCGATTTTGTTATTATCGAGTTTAAATGTGGTATATCCATCATTTTTATTATTTGAGCTATCCACAATGTCTAAAATGGCAGATAATCCGGTGTCTGTAAAGTCGTTGTTTACTTTCTCATAAACGGTATTGTCACTGTTGAGGTTTTCATTTTTAATCGCTGTGCTATCCTGTGACACACTCAGAATTTTAGGAATATTTTCCCAAAATTCACCTTTACTGATTAAATCATCAATTTTATTATTAATTTCTTCCTGTACATCCAGATTTTTAAAATAATCCTGTTACATAATTTTTTAGATCGTTAAAAGCATCCTGCAAGCTGTCAAAATTTTTCTGCATTGCTTTCCACTGCGCTACAAGTTTGTTAAATTCCTGTAAAAACCAATCCTGATTTAACTCGTGGAAATTAGTGTAAGGCCCTAAATTTTCCATACTCATATAATATTACCTCCTATCAATATACCATTAAGCAAAAATTTTCGATAAAACTTTCTGCAAATTACATCATATAGATTAAAAACTACTAAATCTCTTTCGCTCTGTATCATTTGCTGTGACGTTGTAACTCCTATATTTCCATGCGCTCTGCCTGTTCTTGTGTGTGTTCCGGTTCTCCCGTTATTAACACTTTCGTTTTCCGTATTTTTTCCGGTTTCTGTGTTGGTGATAGTTCCATTTTCGGTTGTGTCTCCGTCAGTGATCTGTTTCGCATGATCTGCAAGTCCTGCGTTAAATGCGGTGTTCTGATCTGTCACGTTAACACTGTTCATAACTTCATTGGTGCTAGTGCTTTTTACGCTGTTTGTTGTGTTTCGTGTGTTATCTCTTGCGCTAGTGCTCGTCTCATCATCAGTATCAGTCCAATCTTCAATCCTATCATAGTTTTCTATCGGGTTGTATTCCAACACTGTTGTGTCATACAACTTTTTCCAATTAATCTGATACTTGTTACTCCATATTGTAATACGATTTTTCATGTAAGTAAAATCTGGATATAAAATCTCCAACTCTCTCGTCCGCATCAAAATTGCATCAATAGCAATCTGTTTTACAAGCCCCTCTGGAACTTTGAAACCGTCAAACAATGTGTTGTCATAGTTATATAATCCCTCAACGGTTAATAAACTCAAATATCATCACCTCCTGATGTTTTACGTGAGACATTTTTATTCGGGTTGTGTCTCCAATTTACACTTACATCCACACCAAACATTTTCTTAACATCAGCGCAACTTTTCTGCCATCCATCCAACCACATTTCCATTCTGGTTGAAGTTTCTACGTCGTTGCTTTCAGCTTCGGAAGATATCATTCTTTCTTTTTTGTCTGATCTGGCAGAGGGAATACCAACCTCAGTGCAAAACAGTTCTTCCAATCTCCGCAACGTGTCTAGAACATCACCCGCAATATAATTCTGTCGCAAGTTGTTAACAAAATAATCCCACGGTTCTTCCGTCTGATCTCCTCTCTGAATCCTCAGTTTCTCATCATAGAAAACAGCTAATTCACCTTTCATGACCTGATCCATGACTTTTTTCAGACTTTCCGCTCCCGCTTTATTTCTTGCTCGGAAAACATATGCAAGTTTACTGTTCATAACGTTCATATCCAGAGATTCCATAGCAATAGCCATTTCATTCGCATATCTTCCGACAAGATCCATGATCCCACTATAGTCAGCGGTACACTTGAAAAGAACACACTGCTCACCAATCACAGGCTCAATCACACCCTTTAGCAATGGATTGCTAATCACGGCCTGTGCTGGTCTGTAAAAAACATTGTACCCTTTGAGCGTACATCCCTGCGGAATCACTCCAAACTTGTCCGTATTGATGATCGCAACTGTACCCCAACAATATAAGCAATATAAAAAGTAATCCTTATCCCAGTTGTCGGGTACCTCCCACTTCATTACAGAAATAGCTTTCTGTAACAAATACCTCTGGAAATACCAAAACAACTGAGTATTTTTGCAATGGTTAGTGCTCGGGCTTATGCTACTATTATACTGATTGATATAATTATACATCACAGGAGCACCAACACCTGTATTACATCCAAACATATATTCACCTCCTACAAATTATTAAAATAATTAAACCACGCTCTAGCATATCCGGCACGTTCCTGATGCAAACTAGCAGGTCTTTCATAGTTAGCTTGAAAAGCAAGTGCCAGATATCCAGCATCCTGGGTACTAACACTCCAATTTCTCCAACTCAATGGGTACGCACTTGTACTATACCATTGTGGTTCGATACCCCAGTTTTTAATTCCAGAGCTTTGTTGGAACTCTGCAAAAATAACATTCAACTGTTTCTGACCATCATACCAATCATCATGATTTCCGTATAGTACATCAAGAACATTATATAAATCAGTCGGCGGTGTCCACTGCACGAGTCCGTGTCCAGTACCACCAATTTCAATCAATGCAGGGTTAAAGGTGCTTTCCTGTTGAATATTTCCACAAAGTCCTGCAATAGCATTTACACTCCATCCTTGAGATTTAAAATAATTTAAAATCACAGTTGCGTTATTTATGGCTTTTTCATTGTTTCCGCATAATGGGGCTTCGGGATTTCCAAAATACTCATTGTTTTCTCCAATCTGCCAGTTGCCACCGGAAAAAGGCCAACGGTAACAATGTGTATAATGTATACCGCTCTGTATATCGAAAGTGTTAATACTAACCTGATCCGGCAACGGTTTTTTGGAAGTGTGCGCTCCCATCGTATGACCACCATTGTCTAAATCATGAACAATTTCAGTATGCTGATGTTCACTGCTATTAATAACAAGAATATCTCCCACATGAAAATTAAAAGTCGCAAAGTCTGTTATTATAATTTCCTCAAACCCCAAACTTTTTAAAATTCCGCCCATGGTATAGGTTGTAAAAGGCCATGCGCTCAAATTGATCTCATATCCAGCGTGTCCTAAACCATACCACACGAAAGAAGAACAATCATAGTATGTTATACCGTTAACTGTGCGCTCATTTCTGTAGTCCTGTGAATAACCAACCGCAGGATCGTTACATTTTTCGATCCACCAATTCATTGCCTGAAGCATCAGGCCTCCGATCCCACCTGCTCCACCCGAACCCCACGGATTCTGACCTGAGTTAGCACTTGTCATAAGCGCAACGAACATTGAAATATTGCTTGCAGGAAAGCTACGCATAATATACACCCCCCTCAAGGAATTGTTTGATCTGTTCTTTTTCGTTTCGTGTTGCTCCACTCACATTTATAGCTCCATTTTCAACAACGTAATACCCAGTACCTAGCTCCTGCATTGTGCCGTTTTTCATGTAAGGCCTGCCATTATCCGCTCGGTCTTCATCCGTGATTTTATAGAATGTTTCAATAACAAAAGGTATACGTGCTATTGATAACAACGTACCATTAACACCTCTTGTATGTACATCAGGTATTGCACTCTCAACTGCATTTGCAACTCCTGACGCACTTCCCAAAAAATTGCCAGAAAATAAATTCCCGATACTACTTAGCAAATTACTTCCACTTTCAATAATGTTTGCCCGTAAATCACTCACCTGTATGTTAACTCCAATCTGTGCATAACCACTATATAAAGTAACACCTCCCGCGCTCACTGACATAACACCAACTCCGCTCATACAGTCAATAGTTTCGCTGACTGTTACGCTCTCAGCACTTGCAACTTTTCCTCCGTCAATATCGAACGTTCCCCACGGATCGATGGTTAACTGAATCCTGCGAAAAGGTGAAGCGTTAAGAAATGTTCCACGTGAAACTTGCGGATGCTGTGAAACTGGCATTTCAAAAGACCTGCTATAAAAAGGCTTATTACCCAACTTCAACGCAGTCACATCGCAAGACCAAAAACCAAACTTAACCTCTGAAACCTGCGTACTTCCTGCACCAACATTTTCACAAGGAAACCACATAACACTTGTCAGATATTGAAACGGATTGAACAAACATTTTAGCAAACTATCTGTGATCTGCTGACCTGAGATGTTCGCCCAATCAAGAGTAGAAAATATCTTTGAGCAAAAATCTGCAAAATTAGTGGGAATAAAAGCATAGAAATTTGTAAGTCCATCTTCTCCTACAATGCCACACACAAAATATCCTTGATTCAGTCCATACTCAGCCACCGGAAATAAACCATCATTAACAACTGTTCTTTTCTTAACTGGTGTCGACAACGTTGGGTATAGAGTGTCCATCACATCTCCATCAAAACTCGTTGAGCTTCTGATAAAAAACAAATTACTTGCCTGTATCGTATCACGGTACGTTGCTAACACATCCACAACGCAATGTGCAATCCATGTATTGTTTCTATACTCCCAATCCTCAACCCAGTATGATCGATTAAATTCTACAATCTCACAGTAATTCCATGACGGGGCACTGCCTCCATTTCTCAGTATGATCTGTGGATTTTCAATAGAACAAGGTTCATTAATATTACAGGAAACGGCGGTAACATCACCGCCGACAACTCCTGTAGAATTAACTCTTTTGCTCGCTGTCTTAAAATTGACTGTTACCGCCATTATTATTTCCTCCTATTCCAGAACAAAAACAAGACCATTCTCGGTAAGATCATTCCAGTAACGATCTGTGAAATGATAGTAGATATTCCAGTAACCTCCAGCGCTATTGAAAGGCGTTGTGCTACTCCACTGGTTGATCGTAGAAAGCCCCATAGCCTCTTCGTCAAACAGTACTGCAAAAATATTGCTCATTGCCTGAGCTTTTCCCTTTTCAACACTTCCGTCTGGTTTCATGTAACTCGGTGTAACATTAATTCCCATCGGACTGTCAAGTGTCTGCCAGAAATTAATCTTTTCATTTGTCGCAATTTTGAGATACTGGTCATGGAACGTGTTACTCAGAACCGTTGTATCTGCGGTATGAAGATCTGGGCTAAAAATCATGATGTTCTGCATCCTCAGAGGAGTATGTCTTGCAATCTCTTTTCCTGTGATATTCGCATGGAATCTGGTTGTTCTCTCTGTGAAAAAGTCCATGTAAGTCATGATTTTAGCGCAAGCCCATTTATAAAAATTCGGGAAATTCTCCGCTTTTCTTACATCATTGGCTGTTAACGTTGTTCCGTTCTCGGTATTGTACATAGTAAGCAACTTGACAACATGCTCTCCGGTATACCCCTCTGTACTTGCTGTAACTCCTGCCTGCCAGATGTTTTTAGCACCGATATAGTTTGCAACACAAGCACGTGCCATGCTTTCATGTGCCTGTTCGATCATATCCATCGTGTTCTGAGTATACATGGAAATGAACTGTCCAAACTCATCAGGATTCCTAAACGCCTGATCTAACTGATCCCGAAAGTACGTTCTGTGTCTCTGGAATACATTACCGCCATAAAAATTAGTCTGTAAAACTTTTCCTTTTTTGATCTTATACATATCAACACCGTGTCATCATCAAGTGGCTGTCTCTGATCATTTTCCCAGTCATCATCCAGCATACCCAACTTTCGCACATGGTTTCCCCATTGCTGTGTAGTTCTTCTCAGTCCCTTAAATTTAGCGTTGTATGGTCTTACGGAAAAGATCGTCCTGTCTAATACCTGAGAAATGCTGTTCATAATCCTGTCATTACCCACAAGTAACGCTGTCTGTGCCTGTGCTACGAACGAGCTTGTGTCCGTTGCTTTTATAGTATCAACGCCGGTGGCCTGCTTAACGATATCATTCAGCACTGCGCTGATCTGATCGAAACTTAATGTATTCACCATTATTTTTCACCTCCTCCTGTTAATCCCTCATAGTTTGGTGGATTGATAATACTTGCAATAGCATCTTCTGTTGTAACCTGTTTTGGAACTGCGTTCTGCATCAGATTAACGTTGTTACTCTGCACCGCGCTTGTGAGACTTTTAAGAGCACTCAGAACATCATTCTGTTCACTGATCTGCTGAATCTGCTGTGTCTGCGGATATGCCTGTGGCTGTGGCTGTGCCTGTGCCTGTTCCTGCGGAAACATCTGTGTATATCCCTGTACACCCTGCACTGGTGCCTGTGTCTGCTGATAGTTCTGTGGATAGAACTGTGGCTGTGGCTGTGGCTGTGGCTGTGGCTGTGGCTGTGGCTGTGGGGCACGCTGGGTGGGCTGTGCCTGGACATGGTGAGGATTTCTTCGTTT